TCGCTCACCGACTGGTTGATGTGCGCCATGTCTTCAACCGCGCGCCCCGAATGGCGGGACATGCCGAGATACCTCGCATTACTCATTATCAAAACCTCAGCTATCAATTCGGTTTACCGGTATTTCCGCCGCCGGTCTGAACGCCACCATGTGTATGGGTATCTACCTGCACACCGTTGGAGGTAAACGCGCCGCCGGTGTGCCCAATATTGCCTTTCATCACCCCGCCTTTTTTCACCTCTAATGAGCTGGTAGTCAGCTTGTTGGTACACACCACCTCCGGCGTATCGAGCGTAATTTTCCCGCTGGCCGTCACCGTCACATTAGGGGCGGTAGCCTGAATAGATTTTGTGGCGGATACATCAGCGGTCTGAATGCCACTCACCGTCAGCGCACCGCTGGCCGGTTCATACTGGAATTGAGCGCCGTCAGAAAATCTGACGTGATACGCCTCTGCAGATACGGACGGTGCCGGAAAGTCATCGCTGTAAATCCCCGGCAAAACAAACCCGGTATCGAGCTCACCACCGAGAGATAAAAGCAGAACCTGCTCACCTACGGAGGGAGCCCACCAAGTCCGCGCACCACCAGCGCGGGACGTTAGCCAGTGCAGCCAGTCCGTCACAAGTTCACCGGACTGGACGCGGCATACACCCAGCGTTGTATTCACTTCGGCAACTACGCCAATGCGGATAATGTCGCGCACGGCGCGCGCAAGTTCGGAAAGGGTTTCGAGTGTTTTCATGAAAGGAAGGATGCCGCCGGAGGGATCCAGCGACAATGTTGGGGCGTAGGACTACGGGTGATACAACAAAGGGGATAAGTGTTTTACTGTATATTGTAAAAATGATCACATGCAACACGATGCTGAAAATGACGAATAAGTGCTCAATCTTTGGATTAATGAAACTTTAGAACTTACTCTCGGCCTATCATCGTATTTACTAACTTCGAAAATTGCTTGGCAATTTCTGGATCCATAGGCTCTTTTCTTATGGTCGCCTCCTGTGCTTCATCGAATGTATTTACTTGTATTTTATCCAACTCAAAGTATTCCTTTGTATACTCTCCTTTAGAGCTGCCATCAATAACTTGATAGTAAACTATCTTTTTTCTATTTCTTTGAGCTACATTATAAACAAGATTCCCTTCCCATTCGTCAAGATTAGGGTGAATAAACTTATAATCAGCTGACCGATAATAATCACCAGCACCTTTAAAACTGCTAAATGCACCATTAATGAATGAGGTATCCTCACCTTTGATTCTCATATTACATCTCTTACAAGAGACTGCGAGATTCGTCATTACAAACATTTCCGATTTTATTTTAGACTTAGGAATTACATGTTCTATATCCAGCACCATTCTAAATTCATCATCTGTATTTCTTGAGCAGTAACAACAGCATTCGCTTTGATTCTCTCGCAGATAATCTTTAATTTTTCTTTTGAGGTCAGCAAGAGAAGGATCGTTCCAGAAAGTATGGCCTTGCTGAACTGCGTACTCCATTAAACGAAGTTCTTCAGGAAGGAAGGAAATATCACTCATGAGTTTTTCCTTTTTCATAGGCAACTTTCATAAGTAATGAATCAACTCCAGAAAGAAATTCCTTTTGCATAGGATTATTTGTCATTTCTTCAAAATTTAGTAAACGTTGCTTCGCAGTTCGTAGTGATATCTCCCCTGTCGTTAATTGATCAATAATATCCACACACCTATTAGATAAAGCTCTATTTTTAGGAGTTAGCGTATCAAAGTAATCAATATATAACTCTTCAGCACTGTCATCGTAAGAACTTATTTCGTTAAATCCACTTGTTTCGCGTTTGTAAATTGCAACCTGATTATCCTCTGACACAGAAGTAATGATAAGGGGGGAATGAGTTGCTACGACAACTGTACATTTATTATACCCAATTGCACCCTTGAGAAGATCGAAATACTCACTTTGCCATTTGGGATGTAAACTATTTTCAGGTTCATCAATAAATATAAATGAATTATCGTTTATACAAAATGCCAAATGAACTAGTAACGCTATAAAGGACAACTCTCCTGAACTTGCCTGATTTAAGGGAAATGAGTGATCATTCTTACTTAAAAGAACTTCTATGCCTGATATTATTTTCGCTCTTTTCAAAAGACGCTCAAACTTCAGCAAGCTCAAATAAGAATCGAAGTTACCTTCAAAAAAAACGTTGTCATTACTACTCAGCCATACCAAGGCGCTGTAACCATATCTTATCTGATGTATAGCCTTATCAACTGCCATTTTAAGTTCATCAGGTATTTCTTGGTCGCTACTATCAAAAAAAACCGGATAAATATCACCTGATGCATTCTTAGAATATCTTATTGCATCTTTAAACTTCCTCCTAAACTTAACCCTAATCCCAATTTTAGATTCATATCCAATATAATCTAAGACTGAAAAAATGCGATTTATTCTATATGAGTTTTCAGATGAAAGGGTTTTTTTTATTGCCTGAGCAGGGAAATTCCTACCTAACTTACTCCCGATGTAATTATAATTAAGACTATTAGGATGAACTTCAAACTTATCGAATAAAGTATTGGATACAGCGACAGTACTGTAACCTGAATCATGCAAACTCTCTGCAAGATCATGCAGTAGCCTGCTTTTACCACTTCCATTTTTCCCCACCAGAATAAAATAATCTTTAGGCGATTGTAAAAGCTCGTTAGCGTCAAACATTCCATTACCCTTAGGGCGATCGTATGAAAATAAATACTACATTCCGAGCTCATCATTTTGCAATACATAAATTGTGGTGATTTGACCTACTAACTCATTGTTAAAAAGCAATTACTTTTACCACCGCATCAGACCTTCAGATTAGGAGGGGGAATACAATTACACCCCTAGTAAGTAGGGTGCTTTACTGACGTAACCGGGAAAGGAGCATTTCCTCTACAATCTTACGGTCTAACATACTAAAACCTATCAATGAACGAGCATCGTACTTTACCTCTGCACTGTATTTATTCGGTTTATCTCTCAGACCTTCCTGATGAATGCGCGCAATCCTCTGCACCTTCCCGGCAAATTCAACCACCGCCGCATCAGGTGAGCCATTCGTTTTGAGGTATCGTGCCGTACGCAATTTGGCGAACATTTCCCGCTTTACCCTGCCCTTTTTACCTCTGACTGGCTGACGCTTTCGCTTAGCGTAGGGCGTACCGTCCGGTGCCTTCTGTTGCTTGATGCGCTGCTGCTGGCTGGTTCGCAGCTTTTTAGCTATTTCAGCGGCCATCTTTCGACGGCCAGCGGGGGACAGGCTGGCCAGTAATCCGGCGAGCTTATCGTCAAAGGGCTTGAGTTCATTCATCCCATTGACTCACCAGCTCGCCATGCACATACAGCTCCATTGGCCGGTGTAACGGCACCGGCAATGGTGGCTCATCCAGTGGCGTAACGGTTAGTCTGCGGTCAGCTTCTTTGACGATGGTGCGCTCGGTCAGTTGCAGACTCATACGCACGTCTTTGCTGTCGTCGTTATTAATATCCGCTACGTAGGTGAAGCCGCGTTTTTTTCCTTCCTCTGTGGTCATGATGTCCGGCTGATGCTCACGCAGCCACACGTTAACCGGCACAATCAGCAGGTTTAAATCGCCGGTGTAATCTGTTACGACAATATCCAGCGTGTAGCGGTTCTCAAACGATAACGACGTGGCCAGCGTGGCATTAATCGTGCCGCCATCAACAAACATGTGCAGCATGTCCGGGTTATCACGTAGCAACGGAACGGACTTAAAGATCGCGTTTTTCAGGCTGGCGGGCTTCAACATCGTGGGACTCCTGACACTGTTTAACTGTCTCGACTTGCAGCGCACAATTCACCAGCGCGCTCTCCAGTTGGCGATTGTCTTCGCTTAAATCACCGTTCGTTTTCGGGGTACTTCCCGGCATCGGACAACTGCTGACTTTCGGACAGCCAACGTAAATAATCGCCGGGGTTGTCGAACGCGGGGCGGGTGTGCAGCCGGATAATGTCATCAGGCAAAGGAGACTGAAACCAGCCGCGCAGCGCTTCATTTTCATTGAGTAACCTCGTAATCGTCTGATTCCGACGCGCGGCCAGCGCACCCGCCGCATTAACCTGCTGACGGAGCACAACCAGCGCGCGCTCATTACGCTGACCGCTGGCTTTCAGCTCACTGATGGCCAGCGCGCTGGCTTCCAGCGTCGTTTTTAATTGCTGAATGTGCTGATTGGCCGCTGCTACTTTCTGATTTGCTCCACGCCACGCAAAGAGCGCGCCCGCGAGCGTCAGCACTAACACCGTGATGATGTATTTCATGGCACCCCCTTCAGGCAGTGTTTTAGTTCAACCGCCCGGCGGTTGTTGAGTCCCTTATTCCACACGCCATTGACATACACCCAGCGGGGGAGCTGCTGGCAGGCTTGTGACCATTCACGGTGCCTGATGAAATAGGCCAGCGTGGATTTACACGCCGCCCCAGTGCCGATGTTAAACGCCAGACTGATCACGGCGTCATACACCGGCTGCGGCATAGTCACCGGCATGCATTTATCCACGGCGCGCTCCGTCATGATGATGTCAGCGATCAGATTACGGGCGGCGTCCTGCTCCGTAATGTTCTGCGCGGGCTTCACCCCCGCAGTGTGGCCAATACCTGATGTCCAGACCCCGGCGCTGCACTGGTACGGATTCAGGCGACATCCTTCGAGGTTGGCAATAATGGCCAGACCCTCGGCAGAGGTTTTGACAAACCGGTAATCAGGCATCAGCGCGGCGAGTG